CGGGCTCGTCGGGGAGATGCGCAGTATGTCGATCGCCCCATTCCTGTGACTGAAGCCAGCTCCAACCTCACCCGGATTCAGATAGCGAACCAGCACGTCAGCCTGCGCCTGCGTCGAAACCGTCCTCGGCTTTGGTGCGTTCCCAAGATTACCCTCGCCGTAGTTGGCGATCGCTTCGCCGAGAGCGCCGTTGAAGTTCCCGACCTTGTAGATGTCCAGGGTCGTGTTCCCGTTCTCGTTATGCGGTCCCCTGGTATTCGGGTGAGCCTCGGCCGCGCCAGTGTAGATAAGCGCCAGGACGACACTCGCCAAAATCACTAGCCAGCTACGCCTTACGCAGATCATCGTGTCTCCTCCTTCTCGTGCCGAACATCATCTTCATCAAGTCCACGATGAGCCCGGCCTTCTTTGTGATCCCTCTTCTCTTCGTCGCGGTCGACACTAGCCTGCTCCCGGTCTTCACGAAGCATCTGGTTTGTGTCTTGCACGGTAGAGTAGGTGTCATCCCCAGTCTTCTTCATCTCCATCAGCTCTTTCCTGGCGATGAACCGCTCCCCATCCTGGCGTTCTTCCTCGGCCTCACGTTCCTGACGCAGAAGCCTGTTCCCCGCCTTCGCACGCCAGAAGCAAAAGAACATCCAGATGAACGCAAGGCGCGTCACCGTCGAGTAGATCACAGAGGGCCCAGTAATGTTGACGTAGACAGTTGCAAATCCAATCGCAAGCGCAACGCTAAAGGCTTGCAAGAACCATACAGCAATCCCGTAGCGTCTCTTCGCGACCAGGGCCCGGCCGTTGCCGAACTCCTTAATGAACTGATAGTTGAAGCGGGTCGCCTTGAACTCACGCCACGCATCTCGAAATCCAAGCGATGCGATCCAGACCCAGGCCCCAGTCAGAAGCCAGAGCACCACATAGGATGTATCTATGCTCGAGAAGTATCCCCACAGGTGTTCAACCATTCCGATCATCTCGCCCCGCCTCCTCGGAGGTGGGCGCCATGAGCACCTCGAGCTCCGTCTTGAGTTCCCGGAGAACCCTTAGCCGCTCTCTGTAGAATGCTACGGATTCGGCATCCCCAGCCTGAGCGGCAAGGCTTCTCATTACCTTGTAGTATTCCTCTTTCCCCGCCGCCGCCTCCTTCGCCTCTTCGTGGCTGACCGGCAACGCATCCTGACCCCGGGCGGTTAGCTTCGAGCGCAAGAGGTCAAGAAAACTCATGCTCTCTCCTGTTCCCTTAGCTTCATGTAAGCCTTGGCCAGCTCCCCCTGTTCCTTTGCATCTTCTACCTTTTCTTTCCAGAGTGTTGTGTTTTCCGCCTGAAGAACCCCACATCTCTCCTCCGTCTTCCTATGAGTCGGACCGTCTACCCACCATCCCCGATACCTACCCAGAAGAGCGATAGTAAGTACGCCTATCAAGCCAAGATTTTGAAGCAGGTCTCCATAAGCAGAGAAGTCGGTCAACATATCCCCCGAGTAGACATGCTTACCATTCTATATATCTGAAAGAAAAACTTCCACATAAACTTTAATCAAACCGTTACGTAGCGTCTTCCCCTACTGCTACGCGAGCACCAATAGCGGGAACGACCTCGATCTTGACGCCGAATGCTGCCGCCACCTGGAGGAAGAGGATCGCATCCTCCCACGGCATAGTCATGGCGAGGCCGAGTATCCCTGAGTAGGGACTGCCTCCAAGGAGAGACCCTGACATGAGCCGGCTGATCTCGGCGCTGCCCAGATAGTGGTATTCGTCAGGGGAGAGAACGCCGCCCAGAGCTCGTGTTACCTCGGGCGAAACAAGCACACCCCAGGATGCTCCACCTTGAGCAAGACCGGCGAGGGTCCGTGTCACCTCCAGCGAGGCCGACCACGAGGCTCCTCCTCCCATCGTACCGGAGAAGTCTACCGGGAATCCCGCAAATGCAGCTACCCAAGGCACGCCTCCGCCCATGAGTGTGCCACCGAGATTGCGTTCGACGCGGAGTAGCCCCGAGTAGACCGCCCCTCCCGCAAGTGTGCCGGCGAGGTTGCGCGTTACAACGACACCACCAGACCACGCAGCGCCGGGTGCGGGGATCGTTCCCGCAAGGTGCCTGCTGACCTGGAGGGCAGCCGACCACGACGCGCCCCCGAGTAGGGTGGCCGCAAGTAGTTTGTCGCCGCCAAGTGATGCGGTCCACGCAGCACCACCAGAGAGTGTACCGGCCAGGAGATCCGTACCCTCCGGCGTACCCGTCCATGCAGCTCCGCCAGGGAGCGTGCCCGTAAGCGAGCGTGTGATCTGAGGTGTGGCCGTCCATGAAGCTCCGCCAAGGAGCGTACCCGCTAGAGACTTCGTAACCTCTATCTGTGCTTGCCATGCTACGCCGCCGCCGGCGACTGTGCCCGAGAGTGCATCGGTCGCCTCGAGTGGGGTCGAGCCCCACGGCGCACCACCAAGGAGCGTGCCGGCGAGGAGGTCCGTAACCTCCAGCGCTGCCGTCCATGGCCTCGCAAGCCCTGTCTGCGTCCCCGCAAGGAGGCGCGATACCTCCGGCGTAGCACTCCACGTTGCGCCCCCTGCGAGCGTACCGCCGAGCGAGCGTGTGATCTGAGGTGTAGCCGACCAGGCAGCTCCCCCGGAGAGCGTACCCGAGAGGAGATCCGTAACCTCTAGCGCTCCGCTCCACGGTCCGCCTACCCCCGAGAGCGTACCTGAGAGAAGATCCGTAACCTCTAGCGCTCCGCTCCACGCTGCGCCGCCGGCGAGTGTGCCGGCGAGGTCTACCGGAACAATTACCGGATGGGGTGCAGTCCACACCGCCCCGCCACCCGCAAGAGTCCCCGAGAGAAGATCGGTTGATTCGAGCGTGGCACTCCAGGCGGCGCCACCGGCGAGTGTACCCGAGAGAAGGTCTGTCCCCTCCAGCGTGGCACTCCAGGAGGAGCTGCTAGAGATTGTGCCCGAGAGGTTATCTATTACCTGTAGCGCTCCGGTCCATGCAGCACCAATGCCGGCCACTGTCCCACTGAGGAGGTCGGTACTCTCCGGCGTAGCTGTCCACGCAGCACCACCAGAGAGAGTGCCGGCCAGGAGATCCGTAACCTCCAGCGTCCCGGTCCACGCAGCACCACCACCGGCCAGTGTTCCCGATAGGTCGACGTTGGCGACTGTGGCGATCTGTGCATTCCACTCCACGGCGACGAGCTCGGCGAGTCCACCGGAGGCCCCCGTACCAACGAACCTGAGCACGACGTCTGCCGAGTTGAGAATGATCGACTGGTTAAAGAAGGCATTGGCAGTTTGCCCATTAGCGTCGCTTTCGGTGATCGCCCGGTCGGTGACTGGCGTACCAAGCAGGGTGCCCGCTGCGTTCCTTAGCTCGATGCGCCCTTGTGGATCGCTGCCCGTACCCTTCTTGCGGATACGTGATCGGATCTCTCCGGTTCCCGCGCCAGTAGCAAGAGCCCCTACCGGATTTCCCATCGCTACATCAGCTTGTGTGTTGACCGTCTGCGCTGGAGAGCTCGCGGGCTTGAGCGCGAAAGCTATCGACGTACTGACTTGGTTCGTGCCGGGTGCCCAAGTGAACGCGCCAGTAGCGCCAGCCGTGGCTTTGATCTCCCGGAAATGGGCAAGCCCTGAGTCGTTGCCACCCGAGGAGTAAATCTCCCCGCCCTTTGTTATCGTTGCGGGAGAGGTGGCAACCATGTTCGTAGTAACTGCGGTGTTGTCCGAGTAGAACACGACCACATGGACCGCCGCACCATCGGTAAGCGTTGTGATCCCGGCCTGCGTGTTGTTACCGCTCGCGTTGCCCTCCGACACTGGCGTCCCGTCTATGGGAGAGCCAGATGCCACGCACCCGCGCCTGACGGATAGGTTCGCGCAAGTTGAGCCAGTGATGCCGCCGAGCGAGACTACCTTTGAGCGTTCTACCGCCTGATTGGTGATTCGCTTCCAGAACACCGCCCCAGCCATCGCCGTACCAGCCTGGAACTTGGCTACCCCGCCGTTGGTGTTGTCAGTCCAGTTCCCAACACCGGAGTTATCGGAGATAGTCGGCTGTGCCGTGCCGTCGCCGTTGACCACGCTGACGAGGATGATGTCACCATCGTTGACCGTAGCCGGGATCGTGACGCTCGTGCTCGTCGTCGGGTTGCCGGTGTTATCTACGCTGCCTTCGAACGTGATGTTTGGCGGTGTGCCGCTAGGGTCGGAGCCGATCAGGCCCGCATCAGTGATCGTGCCGTCAGGGTCTTCGTCTATGTCCGTGTGCGATCCAGTGAGGTTCGATAGGCCGGAGACTCCGGTTGGCCTGAGCGTCTCCCCGGTCGGCGCTGCTGCGCGTAAGGCCAGCGTGTGCATCGTTGCTTGCTGCACCGCCGAGGCCGAGAGCGTCGCAGTTATGGCGCTAGAGGGGACGCCAGCAGCGGGTCCAGGTCGGTCAACATATAAGACAGCCCGAGGCGTTGCCGTCGCTATCGCGTTGTAGCGCTGCGTACCCGCGTCTGCTGATGCCCACGGTGAGATACCGCCGGAGACCCAGACGTGTACCAGGAGCGTGTCGTTGTTCGCGGGTGTGATCGTGGGTGCGGTGTGCGTGTTCGAGGAGGGGTTCGCGACGATCTTCGCCAAGGCCACGTCCATCGGGGTCACGGTGTCCACACCGCTATAGGCGACTATCCCGCCTTGCGCCTCCGTGGCCGACGGCCACGTGAGAGTCACGGTACTACCGGGGTCTCCTGCCTGGCACTTCCGCCAGAGGGTTGCCAGGTTATGCGCTGCCCCGGTGGCGTCGATAGAACCAAGTTCCCATCCACTCGGCTGCGCCGGATCGTTGCCGATTTGCCTATTCCCCGCACAGAGGATCAGGATGTCGTCTACCTGTGCTGACGCGGGGATCGTGAAATCGTGCGTCGTGGCGGTCGTGGTCGCGGCGTACTGCTCCGTAGCCCTATGAGCAATAGCCATTTAGCCTACCTACGGCGACGCTTGAACCGAAAATGCAGAGAGGGAACGAAGGTGGCGAATAGCTGCGGGCTGGCTACTTTGGCCACGGCAGCCAATCCACCCCCTATGGCACCCGAAGAGCCGAGCGTGATAGCCGTAAGGTCGCGCATATCTGGCCGCGTGCCCGGGTTGAATACACGACTCTCCTCCGGCGTGTTCGGCTCGATGATCCACGACATGGGATTCAGCCGGTGTCTAAGTGACACCTTGAAATCCGTCGGCGGTTCGTAGATGTTCTGGTAGAAGACCTCGTGAATCAACCACGTTGCATCAGGGTCGGTCGCGATGACGCTCTCATCCGGCTGCTCGACCTGCATGGGATCGTCCCACAAGATTTCTACGTATACCGCATCCCCCCCCACGGAGAGGACGCGGCGGCGCTGCATAGTCAAGGGGTCTCCCTCCTCATCGGCTCATAGCCGAGGCTCTTATCCGAGCACTTTTCGGGTTGCCTTAGTCGTCAGCGATGACGAGCGCGCCGATCGGGAACCGGACGGGGTTGCCGCTCTGGATCACGACCGAAGATCCGAACGCGCCACCACCGAGGAAGGTCCCGCCTGACGCCGCATCGAAGACACCGAAGCCCACGCACGGGGTTCCTGATGGCGCCCAGTCGGCGGTTGCCGTACCGAAGTCCACGATCGCGGCATTCGTGATCTGCCTGATGTTGCCGGCACCCGCCGCGGGAGCGCTCCAGGAGCCCGAAGCCCTGGAGACCGCAACCCTGGCGTAGTTACCCGCCGAGAGCTCGACTCCGCCGGTGCCCGCATCCGTGGGCATGGTTGAGAACAACGCGATGTAGTGGTTTGTTGGGAAGGTCCGGGTAACAGCCCGGAACTCCAGATTCAGGTGTGCATCCGCCAGCGTGTTACTCTTGCCCGCCATGTATCTTTACCCTCCTGTGCTACGGAGACGGGTACTCACGCCGCCGCATCCTGCACGTAGAACTCCGTGTAATCTGCCAGTTGTCTACCCGTGGGATCCACTACCGCGAGACGCACCTCCCATATCCCGCGCACATCGACCACAGCCCATGCCGAATAGTACCCCCCGCCTTCATTGAGGACGGGGGGGTTGCTCTCAAAGGTGCGCGTAAGCAGCGTAGTGCCGTCAGGTCTTACGAACGTAACACTCGCGCTTGTGGCGTCATCAGCCGGCACGCGCTTCCGGCCGGTGGGGTCCTCTGGATCGCGCCGGTCTAGGTAGACCCTCGCCTCCGCAGTTTCTCCCACATCAATAGCCATGCCCCGAAGTGTAACCAACGGGGCATAAAACTTCTAGACTATTCCCGCTCCTACTGGCAGGTGATCCCAGCGCCAGGAGCAGGGCAGCGGACCTCATCACCGTTAAGCGTGTTGCCCGTCACGGTGACGTTGCGGGTATCGGTCCGGTCAGAGCGGCCCGAGTCAGAGACCAGGACACCATCACCAGCACCGTTGTTGTTGTTGTCACCATTTTCAGAGTACGCAATACCGCCGATGGTCACAGCGCCTAGAACGTTGTTGCGTACCGTGGCGTTCTGCGCGTCCCTGATCGAGATGCCTTCATCGTTGTTGCCGTGGACGTTGTTGTTCTCGATCATAATGGTGGGCGTCGGGAGCGTCCCGCCCTCGGGAGCATCGCGCGGTGAGAACTCATGGCGCAAGCCCTTGCGGCCGTTATCCACTGAAACCAGCTCGTGGAACCAGGCGCCGCCACCGGGGTTCGTGCTCATCTCCGCCTGATTGGCGGGACCGGAGAGGGTATGGTCAAGCCACACACCGTTACCCTGCTCATCGTGTACGTACCCTTCGGCGGCCTCGTACTCCACAACACCCTTCACACAGGATGCCACCACTCCGAGAAAAGCGGAGTTGTTGGTATTGGAGTGACACTCGAAGTTCTTGATCCGGCCGTGCATGTTGCCGACACCAGAGGCGTCGTTGTCGTGGATATACAGATGGTGGAGCTCTGAGGAATCATCGGCGTTGCCCATCGAGATCCCTACCCCTGTGCCTGTGACTGGGCAGCCACTCGGCAGAGGCGAAGAGGGACACTGAGCTGGCGTACCGTTGGCGTCGATCTGACCGTCAGCACCCGTTATCTCGACCCATTCGACCTCGATGGAGTCGAAGCCAGAAATCACGCGCGATGCGCCGGCGGCGTTTATTTTCGCCGTAGGCTTCGCGTAGTCAGCGCGGCCGTGAGAATCCATCACGGCGATCGGGCCCGCGAGGTGGTCACCTGCCCGCAAGTCCAGGTCATCGGAGATGTTGTAGGTGCCTGATGAGAGACAGAATTTGGTTGCCGTCGTGGCCGAGTCGCCGTCCACTATGGCATCGAGGTCCTGGCTAGGCGTTACGTTGACGTCGCATCCTGTCTGCGCTACCGGGCATCCGTTGTTGCTGGCCGGCCCGGGCTGCTGATCGCAGTTATCCGTAGAGTCAGGCACACCGTCATTGTCAGAGTCGACGGTCGGAACGTCCACATTAAAGGTGCGGGACGCGGCCGAGGCGTCTACGTTGTTTGCGGAATCGGTCGCGCGTACCGCGAAGGTATGCGAGCCGTCGGCAAGGTCACTGTAGGACTTGGGAGATGTGCATGAGGCGTAGGCCGCCGAGTCCAGCTTGCATTCAAAAGTAGAGCCGGTCTCGCTGGAGGAGAACGTGAAGGTCACGCTACCATCGGTGTCGGTCGAACCTTCCGCCGGCCCTGAATCTATCGTTGTGTTAGGCGGCGTCGTGTCCGTCGTGCCGTTCGTCACGGTGAAAGTCTTGCCCGTCACCGGCGACTCTACGTTGTTGGCGGTGTCGGTAGCCCGCAAACGGAACGTGTATGAACCATCGGCGAGTCCTGAATACGTCTTGCCCGAGGTGCAGGAAGTCCAGTTCTGAACCACCTGCTCAGGACTCGTGCCTGCTACGATCAGCTTGCACTCAAAGGTAGAGGGCTCATTAGCGGAGAACTCAAAGGTCGCCGCTCCGTCCGAGGTATCACCAGGGCCGGAGTCGATAACCGAATCTGGCATCGTTGTATCCGGCACCGCAACCGAGAAGGTTCTCGTAGCCGGTGTCGCGTCAGTATTGCCGGCTGCATCAGTAGCCCGGACGGAGAAGGTATGATCCCCGTTCTCAAGGCTCGAGTAGCTCTTAGGCGTGGTACAAGATCCGTAGGCGCTCTCGTCTAGCTTGCATTCAAAGGTGCTGTTTGATTCGCTGGAGGAGAAGCCGAAGGAAACGCTACCATCCGTGTCGGTCGAGCCGTTCGTTGGCCCGCTGGTAATGCTAGTGCTAGGCGGCGTGGTATCGGATGGGTTGGAGTTCGTGCCCCGGAGCTCTACCCAATCCCATATCTGCTTATCCCCGCTCTGCATATCCTGAGCGTAGATGTCTATGGTGTGAGATCCCGCACCAAGGCTAGGGGAAACCGCGAAAGATTGCTCGGAGTAGCTGGTATTCGATGCGAGTGTGAGGTTCTTGGTGCCGAGGTTAGTCCCATTAGCTACGGCCATGAGATCGGAGTCGCTCGTGGAGGTGCCGCCTAGCTTCGCCCGGACCACAACGGATGTGACCTGCTCACCCGTCCCCACGGTGAAGAAGAATCGGATACCGCCGTTAGCTGTGAAGCGGTAAGAGTTTGGGCTGGCGCTGGTAGGCGTCGAAGCTGAATCGGTGTGCGGTGCTCCGGCAGTCTGAGTCGGTCCGGTCTCTGCTTCCTGCTTCCTCGGCAGAGCTGCATCGGCTGTGCTCGACCAGAGCAGCGCCACTATCAGCATGAATGCGAACGACACGAAGCCGATCGTGAGGTTTACCCTTGCCCTCATCTATGTATCCTTTCCTTGCATCGAATCACCCAACTACATTCGGAGATTGTACTGAAGGGGTCATAAAATTTCTACGGCAGCACCCGGATGATCTGGTGCATCCCGACCCACGGCGGCATGTTGTCGTGCGCCGTACCGCTCCCGACTGATGAGATGGTGTGGCTGTGGGTGTCGCCCGCAACGGTGTGGCTATGAGTGACCCCCGAGATAGTATGGCTGTGGGTGTCGCCGAGCGTGGAGCCGGTATCCGTGTGGGAGCCATTTACCATAACGTTGTGAGAGCCGCCGCCCGAGAGGGCCGTGCCCGGCCCGACGACGCCGAAGCTGACGGTCGAGTCACCAGTGTGAGAATGCGTGTCGTTGCCGGTTGCCCCGCCGTGGCTGTGGGTGTTGTCCCCGGTCGCCGCGCCGTGATCGTGCGTATCGTTTCCGGTTGCTCCGCCGTGATCGTGCGCTGGCAAGTGAGCCGTTGTGAGCACTACGGTTTCGGCGCCCGCCTTCTGTGCTACGGTTCGGGCAGAAAGACCTGTGCCTGTGCCTGCGCCGACTGCCACGCGCCCCCTGAGATCCGGTAGCCTGAATGTGCCCGCCGCCTCACCGCCAATATTCCAGGTCGTTCCCAAGACCAGGAGCAGCTCCGGGTATGTTGTGGCAGAGACGGTACGCCCATCGCAGATCAGCCACGTTGTATCCGCCGGGTCCGTAGCACCGGCCCAATTCATCATCGAGCCTATGGGAGGCTGGACTCCACTACCCCCACCAAGGTTGCCAATGAAGACAGGCCCACCCGAGTCCTCAAAGCCGAAGACCAGATCGTCAACCTCCGGCATCGCTCCACCGCGGACGGGGTAGAAGGGCTCATCGGCGATCGTGTTCGTGATGCGCATGACCTGTATGGAGGAGTTGGGCTCATCGACGGCCACGACCGTAGCGCGTATCTTCTGAAGACCTATGGCGGCGACCACCGCCTCTACCTGCTTTTGCTCCTGATCGGCCTGACGCCTGGCGAGGTCGGGGATCTGGTAGGGTGAAACAGACGAAGGTACGGACGGGAGAGAGGACTCACTCACCTGCGTTGTCCCCTTCTTCGAGCGGGAACACCTTCGCTACCTTGTGGTCCATGAGCCCCAGAGGCTTTACCTGCATCCCGATACCGTGGCAGAAGTAGTTACCCGAGATGATCTCCGACCCGTCGCGCATCTTGTAGTTGGTCTTGTAGATTTCGTGTGGACCTCGGCGGGGATCAAAGACCGTCTGAAACCCCCACTCTTCTTGAGCTGCGACTCGTCTTGAGAGCTCGCTGCGCGCCATCGCCTCTGCCTCATCTGGACCTACGAGCTGCTGAGCGGTGATGGTGGTGCTCTTGGTGTAGCCGAGCCTAGTCGTCGAGTAGGGGTTGGCTGGGTTATCCGCAACGACGTCAGCGAGCACAGGCGGTATCTGCGTGGTGTCGTTGGAGATGACGATGATCCGGTTGGCGAAGTTCCCGAGATCGCGGGTCAACTTGAAGGGCTCATCCCCATCGACGATGTTCTCGTAGCGCTCGCCCTGTCCGAGCCAGAGGGTAGGCTCCTCCTCGCTGAGCGCCCGCCGTTTCTTGGTGGCAAAGGATCCGTCCGCATCAGTCCACAAAGGGTAGAAGCCGCCGGCGTTAAGAAGCGCATTGATGACCGCGAGCCAGTAGGTTCCCGCAGCGTCTTGCACGATGTCGAAGATCATCCCCTTTATGAGGATGACATCATCCTGGACAGGTGGGAACTTCACCATGCGCCCCGGGAATCCGAAGAAGTCTACGATGATCTGCCGACAGGCTGCCAGCACGCCGGTCCCCGGCGGGACGTGGTAGCCCTGGATGCTTGGATCGAAGGTCATCCGCCTTGCGTGATCCTGGGCCATGATCCACTCACCAGAGTATCCGGTCAGGGCCCACGTTCGCCGCCAGGCGAGAACGTCATCCGATGGGACCTGAAGCCTATAGAGCCCCAGCGGATAGCGCACCCACTCGGAGCCGAGCCGGAAATCTATCGCCAGCTTCACCCAGTCTTCGAGCGGAGAGAAGACATCGGTGGCGCCCATCACGAACTTCAGCTCCCATGCGTGCTCGCGCTTGTTGTCTAAAGAGACCGAGATGTTTTCTGTACCGGGGATGGGCCGCAGATACTCCCCCGCCTTGTTGGAGACGTAGAGCTCCGTGCGGTGAGGGATGCTCCCGGCGTGGCCGGCGAGGAGCTGCGCTATGGTGGGCGTGAGGCTAGAGGAGGCCACCCCTACTCGGCACCCCTCTTGAAGACATCCTCGGTGAAGCTCGACTCCTCAAACTCAAATGTGTACTGGGCATAGAGCGGAGTGCTCCCGCGAAGTCTCGCGATCTTCCTCGGGTATACAGCGAACTTCTCCTCGGGACGCTGGGCAAGGATCATAAGCGTGCGCGGACGGGCTCGGAAATCTTCGGCGACACGAATATACTCCTGCAACTTTTCGTCCGTGTCCCACGCCTCGAAGATGTAGGACTCCTGCGAGTCCATCGCCTCCGCCCCGAAGTGTACGCGCCTGGCCTCCTCGTAAGGTCGGTAGCTCGCGAAGCTGGAAGGCGTCGAATCCAGCGTCGGGTTCTGTCCCTGCTTCACGGAGATGGGCAGGATGAGGCTAGGATCGTTTGGATCCTTCAGGAAGAATATCCCGGGGTAGGAACATGTGACCTGCTCCTGCGAATAGCGTCCCTCGAGGTCTTCGCCCAAGAGGTGCTGTACCTGACGGACCATCACCCGGTAGTTCCTGTTGTGAATCGGCCACGGGTATTCCTGAGTCGTCCTCGCCTGGTTACGCTCACGATGAAACACCACGAGCGGCTCCTCTGGTGAGCTGACGGCGTAGTCGTATGCCGTAAATTCTGAAGAGGTGAGCGCACTCGCATCGTGCGATATCGTGATCGTCCCGCGATCTGGGTTGGCTTCAATGAGCGTGATCGTGAGCTCGGGCGGCCCGATGTAATCTACGTCGAACAGGATCTCCGGGCCCACCTTGGAGATGAGCGCTGTGTCCCTGACCGTAACCTGCAAGCGGTAGCGGCCGTGGCTCTTGACCACGCCTTGCGGGAAGTCGATAGCGGCGATCGAGTTCGGGGTGACGGTGTTTAGAACCATGCCGGAATCGTAGATCCTCTGGAACTGCTGCTCATCCTCGAGCCACTGGTCAATTGAGAGACGCGCGGCGTTCTGGTTAAGGGCAGCATCCGAAGCGTAGCGGTAGTGGATCTTCGAGCCCACGCCGTTAAGGACGTGTATGCCCTGCGAGATCGAGAAGTTGGTCACGTCCTCCCAGTAGTAAGCAGAGTCGTTCTCGACATCGGAGAATGAGGAGGACCCATCGAAGTAGCCGTACCACTTCGCCGCCAAATCTGCCTGCGCCTGGGTGCTATGCACCGAGAGGTTCTCGGAAAGGATCGCATCGACATCCACCACGGCCGCCCCCGTCCCGCTTACCTTGGGGTAGATCCAGATTTCGTACTGGGTCGTGGCCGCCGGGAACGCCGGCGTGAGGCCAGAACCGATCGGCCAGACAACGCCGCCATAGGTCTGCCAGTAGGTCTGCACGTCCGCCCCGTTCGTCGCCCGCAAGGAGGCTGGACGGATCGTACCGACGAGCGTGTTCGAGGCGTTGTAGCACTTCAGCACCATATCCACGGCCGCCGTCCCCGAGAGCTTTCTCATCTGGGCTTGTATGACGCGACTCCACGTAGCGTCTACGGCGATCTTTGGCGTCGCGAGGTAGAAGGTATTTGAAGTCGCCGTACCATCTACCGAGAAGCGTTGGAAGTTCTCGCCTTCAGCGGCCCCGCCCTGAGAAACAGTGGAAGTGTTCGTGGCGTTCCCGCCGACCAACGTCCACCAGGAGACCGAGGTGTCTTCAAAGGAGGGATCCAGTACAGGGTTTCTACGGGCGGGAGTCTCCCGTGGAGAGAGCATGGTGATGTTCGGCACCTGGGCGAAGACGAAGATCCCGCGATCAGAATACGACCCGTATCCAATCGCGTCTGAGGCTTGCACCTCCCAGTAGTATTCCTCGCCGAAGGTCAAGAAGCCTGAAGGGATGGTGCGGTTCGCCGTCCCGCCCTGGATGGTCATATCCCAGGTCGTGTCTTCTCCAGCGTTCTGCCAGTTGATCGCGGTCCTGACCGTCCAGGTCACGCCGCCGTCTGTGATGGTCTGCCCGTTGGTCGCCGTGGCAAACGCGGCCGGCTCGGTCGCTGCCACGGTCCCCGTAGTGATCGCCGTCGCCTCGTACCAGAGCGTCTGCGTGCCGGAAGTGGTGCCACGCCTGATCCTGCAAACCCCGAGCGCATAGGTCGTGCTGTTTACAATCGCCGTGGTTGGTATGTCCTTGACAGAGGAGCCTAGCGTCGTCGGCCAAACCAGGGTGCCATTCGCTATGTCCGAAGAGCGGCCGGTCTGGAGCGCCTTGTAGCGGTATCCGTTGCCGGTGGTGCTCGCGCGAACCATGTCGCCTGATGTGTAGTTGGTCTTCACCACACGCGCTAGAGCACTCTTGATCGCTGTCGAGTCGGCGATGCGAGTGATGCGCATGAGAGCCGCGGTGATCGCATCGCCGTCGGGATCGGAAACGCTGGCCACGAAGTCTAGGGCGGAGGTGGCCGTCCCGCCTCCGGGCACGAGGTTGGTGGGCTTGAGCGGTAGGGCGTTGACGTTGAAGTCTGCCCACGGTCCCCACGGTGCCTCGATGGCAGGTGAGCCCGAGCCGTTGTCTTCACGCACCTTCGCCCGGACGGAGTATTTCCCTCCGTAATCAAAGAGCCCGTGGCCTGACCACTCTGCAAGTGTCCATATCCCCGATGCAGCCGAGGCGTTTACCCAACCGCTGCTCTTATAGCGCGTGGTGCGAGCGCGGTCCCACACTTCGACCGAAACAGAGTGGAGTGCGGCGCCCGAGGTGTTGTTGTACGTGCCGCGGTAGAGGTTCCCCGACCCGCCCTGCGCTAGATACTCGGCCTGGTTGCGGTAGTTGACCCGGCCCAAGGGACGGGTGACGTCCGAAGGGTCAGGGCCCGGCGAAATCTCGAAGTTCCGTACCGTCGACCAGCCCGACCATGCACCCCACGTATCGCGGTGTCTAAACTCAGCAGCCGCGTTTACCCCGGCGGGGAGGCTTACCGTACCTCGGCCGTCGGTGGGAGTCTTCTCGAAGTAGTCGCCGTTTCTCTCGGCTGTGGTGGTGGCGAACTGCTGGTCGAAGTAGACGACGTTCGTGTCACGATTGTAGACCTTGAGGTGAACGGTATCGGTGTAGTCGTGAGCACCGTCTCCATTGGGATGCGGCGTAGTGCCCTTGAAGGTCGGCGTCGAGGTGGTGATAAGACCTGTGGGGGATGGGCTCTGCCACACACCTACGCCAGGGTTCGCCTGTGCGATGTACTGGAGGTAGCCGTCTATGGCGTGGTTCTGGCTCCCCTGAGCACCATCGAAGGGTTCGGCATCGCCGGTCGGCGATGTCGTGCCGGTGCTCTTGCCGACGACATGGTGGCCTGTCCAGTCGTCTACAATGTATTCTGTGTTGCCGCTACCCGGAGCACTCCACGTACCCCAGTAGAGCGTCTTGCCCGCGGCCACCTTCGCCGAGAGGGTAGCGGTGCGCATCGCTTCGTTGGTCCCCCAGGTCTGGGAGCCCGACAAGAAGAGTCGCGCGTCGGTGTCGTAGAGGAGGAGGTGATGCCCCGAGGTGCTACTCGACTGAGAGTTCGCGGTTATGCCGATCTCCGTCACCCAGCCGTCGACGGGCATCGTATCCTGATTCATGTAGAGCTGCTGCGGACCCCTGATCCTTGGGAAGACCAGGCCCGGTATGACGTACTCTATCTTCGGCATCTCCTAGCCTCCTCTCGAACCTGTTCGATAAGAGGCGCGTGCCTCGTCGGCCTCGGCAAGCGTCGCTAGGATTTGGCGCTTCATCTCGGGTCCCATTCTAGCAATCAACTGCTGTAGGATCTCTTCGCTAACCGCCACGGGGTCGCCGCCTGCACCCTCTACCTTGACCGCACCCTCGGAGATATTGACGTTGACCTCGACATTGGGCGCCGGCGCACTCCCGCCGGCGGACGGACCGAACGGCTCGGGCGAGATGCGCGAGCGGTGCGTCCGGGTGGTCGCCGAAGGCGCATCGGGGGACGCACGTCCGATCGTCTCTCCCTGCGAGCGGGCGATCTCCCGGTTGACACGCTTGGCGAGGGCGAGACGCCGCTGCATGTGCGTTGCGTAGTTTCTCTCGCGAGTACGGAACGCGCGCACCTCGCGGCCGATGGTGTCGGCTACGACAGTCGCCTCGGTCTGCTTCATGGCGTCAGTTACCTTGTTCGCCATGTCCTCGGCCGCCCGCACCGCCAGCGGCGCGGTAGCTTCGATGCCCTGCACGGCACCTAGCACGGTGTCACGGCCTGAGCGGTACATCACCTTCGAGGGCGAGCGGATCTGCGTCGCAGCGTTCCAGCCCTGCACGAAGTTCTGACCCTTGTTGTGCCCAAGGTTCCAGAAGTTGTAGTGGTTGATGCCGTTGAAAATACCGATCGCCACGTTCCAACCCAGGGAGTTCCAGTGATGCCAGTTAAAGCCAGCCTTGAAATTCTCGCCCTTGTTGCGACCCGTCTCCCAGAAGTTGATGCCGTTTATACCCTTGTTCAGCTCCCCGCCTGATTGCTTACCTTCGTACTCCCAATGGACCCATTTTCTGAAACCGTCGATGAAGTTCTGGCCCTTTTTCTTACCCTCCTCAATCATTTTTTTAACGTCCATGCCCTTGAGGATGGAGGCGATGATGCCGGTGCCGATCGCGGGAGCTCCCCCAACGCCCGCCTTGATCGCCGTGATGACACTGGAGCCGATGCCCTTCCAGTTCTTGGAGTTCTTCTCCTTGACCGTCCGGTTGTACCAATTCCTGATTATGTTCACGCCAGCGGTAACAAGTCCCACCCCGGGCAGCGCATTCTTGATCGCGTTGAACGCAGCCGAGCCGATGCCTTTCCAGTTACGATTCTTGGAGGAGGAGCTCGACTTCGTAAACCAGTTACCGATCGCCTTCACCCCAGCAGCGATCAGGCCAACTCCGGGTATCGCGTTCTTGATGGCGTTGAAGGCGGCTGAACCGATACCCTTCCAGTTGCGCTGCTTCGACGAGTTATTCGACCGCGTGAACCAGTCGCCGATCTGCTTCACGGCCGCTGCGATAAGACCTACAGCCGGCAAGGCCCGCTTGATGGCATTCCAGGCAAAGGAGCCGATGCCCTTCCAGTTGCGATTCTTCGAGGAGTTGTTCGATCGAGTGAACCAGTCACCGATCTGCTTCACGGCCGCGGCGATGAGGCCCACGGCCGGCAGCGCCCGCTTGATAGCGTTCCACGCGAACGATCCGATCCCCTTCCAGTTGCGATTCTTTGAAGAGGTGTTGGAGCGGTTGAACCAGTCGCCGATCTGCTTCACGGCCGCTGCGATAAGACCTACGGCCGGCAGCGCCCGCTTGATGGCGTTCCAGGCAAAGGAGCCGATGCCCTTCCAGTTGCGATTCTTCGAGGAAGTGTTCGACCGTGTGAACCAGTTCCCGATCTGCTCTACCGCGAACGCTATCAGGCCAGCTCCGGGTAGAGCTCTCTTGATAGCGTTCCAGGCAAAGGAGCCGATCCCCTTCCAGTTGCGATTCTTGGAGGAGCTATTCGACCGTGTGAACCAGTTCCCGATCTGCTCTACCGCCGCAGCGATAAGACCCACAGCGGGCAGCGCCCTCTTTATGGCGTTCCAGGCGAACGATCCGATGCCTTTCCAGTTACGCCCCTTCGATGAATTGTTGGAGCGGGTGAACCAGTTCCCGATTTGCTCGACGGCGAAGGCTATCAGCCCTGCTCCAGGTAGCGCCCGCTTGATCGCATTCCAGGCAAAGGAGCCGATGCCCTTCCAGTTGCGTCCCTTCGAGGAGTTGTTGGAACGGGTGAACCAATCACCGATCGACTTCACCGCGGCCCCGATAAGACCCGCTCCGGGTATCCCGGCCTTGATCGCGTTCCAGGCAGCAGAGCCTATGTTCTTCCAGCTCAAGCCCTTGGACTTATCCCGAGACTTCGTGAACCACGACTCGATGAATTGTATGACCGGACCGATAAAGGGAGTGTTCCTTAGACCCGAGAGGATGGCTTCGATAGCAGCGGAGCCGATGCCCTTCCAGTTCAAGCCCTTGCTCTTGTCCCGGCCCTGACCGAACGCCTGCTCTATGAGCTGGATCAAGGGACCGATAAGCGGCATCTGCCTCATGCCGGCTATTATCATTTCCATGAGACCCTGCCCGAACGGCCCGAGACCCTTGGGCGGTCCCTTGCCGAGGAGCTCCTGCACCCAGTAGTCGATCGGATCCCACTTGCCGAGAGCCTCATCACCGGGCTGGATGATGTTCTTGTTAAGCCACTCGAGGAACGGACCGAGAAGCGGCACGTCTGAGAGGCCGGCGATGATGGCGTTGGCCAGCGAGTCGGTATAGTTGTCCCCTGCTTCCTTGCCCGCCTTCTTCCCTTCCTCCATCGACTTCTTGAACTCGGCCGCGGCCTTCTGGTGGTCGTACTTCCAGACGATGTAGACGAGGAGGCCGATGGCCAGAGCGCTAAGGGCGATCAGTCCACCCACGCCGGCCATAAGGGCGATCGCACTTGCGATGACCTTCTTGAAGCCGTCGGCGAGCTTGCGCGCCGTGCTCCTTGAGGTATCCGGCCTGGGCGATACCATCGGACCGCCCGGCCCCGTGGTCGGCCACGCCGTAGGCGTCGGGATCGGGTTGGGCGGAGTGCGGTTTATCAGACGAAGCCTCGTCAGCCAGGTGAGTAGACGCGGCAGTACGTGGGTTGCGATCGCCGTACCGACTGAGGTGATCGCGCTTATGACGAGACGGCCGCCAAGGAAACGGTAGGCACCGTAGATGAGCCCGAGCTTGATGAGCATGTCCGAGAGCTCTTCGTCCGTGAGTTTCTCGATCTTCTTCATAATCGGATCGAGCCAGGCCGGCGTCCACTTCTGCCACGCATCAGCCGCGTTGTTGATCTTCTCGCGCACCTTGTCGAGCTTCTGGATCACCCAGCCGATCGCACCAGCGATATCGTTCATAACCTCGAACCACTCGCCGAGCACAGGCAGGTTATCCCCAACTTCACCCACAAAATCTAGCACCCGGTTGATGAACTCTTTTGAGCCGGGATGGTTGCTTAGTTTCCCGAGACCTTTGAGCACACGGCCGATGGTGTCCAGCACCTTCTCCGCGAACTCCTCGCCCGCCTTGAAAAAGTCTCTGAGTGAGTTCTGCCCCTTTTCTGAAGAAGACCAATTCCTGAGATCATTCAGCTTCGGGTTGACGTACTGGAAAAAATCCTTGGCCGCTGGCAGGGATGCCGCGAAGATGTTTATGCCGGTAAGAACGATATCCGATGCGGCGTTCGCAGCCTGACGAGTCAGGCCCGGGAGCCTGTCCAGGATCTCCTGAAGCAGCTCGAGCTGCTTAGGCTTTGTGATGTTCTCCTTGAACCTCTGCCAGGATTCCTCCAGGGCCAGAGCGCTCTCCTCGGCCGCCTCTCCGAGGGCCGGGAACGCCTTGGTCGTAAGATCCATGACGTCGATCGCAATGCGAGCGAGGACCTTACGGGCCGGGCGAGAATAGAACTCCCAGTCTTCCCACAGCTTCTTCCACCTCTTGATGAGGTCTTTCTCGAATTGGTGTAGCTTCACACCCTCGTCATTGAGGGCATCAGTCAGATCCTTTATGGCCTGCTTCAGATCCTTCTGTGCGTCCTCAACTGCCTGGTGGGCGTCGCGCATCTGGTTTGCCCGGTCAATCTGCGCCTGGTGCAGGGCGCGGAGTTTGTTTGCGGCGTCCTCTTCGGCGGCAGCGATCAGCTCCGCGCCCTTTTTCCTTGCCTCCCCTATGCCCTCGTAGCTCTCGGCGACCTTGATGTTTGCTTCTTTAATTGCATTGGCCCTATCCACGCGGGCGCGGTGCCAGTTGCGTTCGGCTTCGTTGAGCGCCCGCTCCATTTCCTGTACACGTTGGATGCCCTCCCGACGGACCTGGGCGACGTTCTCGTGCTCCTCCTTGACACGCCGCTCGCCCTCGGCGATTTGCTCATTCCCTTCAGTGATGGTATCGAGGTAATTCTCAAACTCCTCGAGAGAGCGCTCTCGGGCCTCCCGAACATCCTTGACGCCTTCGTTCTCGGCATTGACGAGGTTTCTTTGAGACTGTATAAGGTTGGCATACATCGCCTGGATCTCGCGAGCGCCCTCTCTGCGAGCTATCCTTACTTCTTGCTCGCGCTTGCGGACTTCCTCTTGAGCCTCCGCCATGCGCTCGTTTCCTTCTCTGACGGTCTCGACGTAGTTCCTGAATTGCTCCATCGCTTGTCTGTGCGCCTCGGCGATCGACTTCTCGCCCTCCCTGCGAACCCGCACAACTTCGCGCGCCAATTCAAGCGCTCTTTCCTGGGCCTCTCTAATGGCCTGCGCGCCCTCTCTCTGGGCCCGGATGACGGCTCTGGTTGCCTCGGCCAGATTTCGCTCGGCTTCTCTTATCCTCTGGGCACCCTCGATCCGAACACGGGTGACGTTGCGAGTCGCTTCCAGTAGCGCCTTTTCCGCCTCGCGTATCTGACGCGCACCCTCGATCCGAACACGGGTGATGTTGCGCGTCGCTTCCAGTAGCGCCCTCTCTGCCTCACGTATCTGCTGGGCGCCTTCAATGCGAGTGCGGGCGAGGTTGCGCTCGGCCTCCAGGATCGCCCTCTGTGCCTCACGTATCCGCCGCGCCCCCTCGATTTGCGCTTCGAGGTAGGCGCTATATGCCTCGCGAGCCGATTCCTGGGCCTCGAGGACTGCCTCTGCTCCTTCGCGCTGGGCAACGATAATTTCTTGGGCCGTCTCCGCGACCCGCTCCTGAGCTTCTGCTACGGCCCGGGCTGCGTCCCTTTGGGCTTCCGCGACGGTGCGGACGGATTCGGCGAATCGCCTCTGGGCGTCCTCAATGCGCCTGGCACCCTCGACCCGCGCCTCAACAATAGCCTCCTCGGCCTCATGCAGCTTCCTCTCGGCATCGAGGATCCTGCGCTGCTGCTCGAGAATCGTTTCGTTGTATTCGATACGGGCTTCTGCCGCGGCCTGGGTCGCCTCGGTCCGCGCCTCCTCGGCATCGGCGATAGCCTCGATAGCCTCGCGTTGTTTGTCTAAGGCTTCCTGGTAGCGCTCCTGGGCGCTCTGCAAATTCTCGGAACCATTGGCCCTCGCTTCGGCGAGGGCTTGTTCGGCCTTCCTCTGATCGAGTGCGTTCTGTGCCTGCTCGAGCTGGAGCCTAGCAATATCCTGCTCTGTAACCGCCATGCCCGGCGCGTAGTCGTACTCGCGTGCTATCGCGAGTATCCGCTGCTGCTCGGCGATTTGCGCTGCGATTTCCGCGCCCTTGAGCCTGGCGTCCTGGAGATTCAGCTCTAGCTGCTCGACCTCGAAAGGCTCCTCGCGCATCGCCGCATTCAGCTCGCGCTGGGCTTCGGCAACGGAGAGCGTGATGTCTATGAGATTTTCACGCGCTTCAGCCACCTTCTCGGCAGCCTCTATGGCCGCCTCATCAGCATCGGCTATGGCGTCCCTGGCGTCGATTATCCGCTTGGCCGCATCGCGCTCAACGTCCGCAAGGTCACGCCTCGCCTCGGCCTCAGACTCGATCGCATCACGGATCTGCTTGGCTGTATCCTCTCTCGCGTCTGCGAGATCGCGAGCCGCATCAGCCTGCGACTCAAGTGCATCGCGCACCCTCTCGGCTGCTTCCCGCTGGGTATCCGCAAGGTCTATTACGGCTTCGCGGTGCGCCTCTATCGCATTCTGTACGTTCTCGTGAGCCTCTTGCTGGGCTTCACCGACGGCCTCCACGGCCTCCTGATACGACTGCCAGGCGTCCTTGATCTGCTCGGCTGTATCGCGCTGAGCCTCTGCCAGGTCGCGCTCGGCTTCTGCTACATCGCGGATGGCATCCCGGATATCCTGGGCTACATCGCGGCGCGTCTGGGCTAGGTCGCGTGCCGCCTCGGCTTCGGCTCGGATGGCCTCTTTGATATCCCGGGCCACTTCACGCACCGTCTGGGCTAGGTCGCGCTCGGCCTCCCGCTGCGCCTGAATAGCTTCTTGGATATCTTGCGCTACTTCACGCCTCGTCTGGGCCAGATTTCGCTCGGCTTCGGCCTCAGCTCGTATAGCCTCCTTGACCTGCTGGGCAGCCTCTCGTCTCGCATCGGCGACAGCCTTTATTGCTTCCTTGTATTCCTGCATCGCTTCACGGTTGTTGCGTGCAGCTTCCGCTTCTGCTTCCTGAACGCCTTTTAGGGCCTCCTGGTAGGACCGCCACGCCTCGGCGTTCTGCTCGGCTACGTCGCGAGCTGTCTCGCGAAGATTTTCATGTGCCTCAGCAAGCGCCTCTGTAGCTTCTGCGATTCTTTGGCGTACGGCGGCTTGGGTTTCGGCCAATTCACGCTCGGCAGCCTGCACTTCTTTGGTTGCTTCTGCGACCTGCTCACGCGCTGCCACTTCAGCCTCGGCGATAGCTTCAACAGAATCCTTGTAGGAGGCGTAGGCTTCCTGAATCTGCTCGGCTACATCGCGCCGGGTTTGCGCAAGTTCTCGCTCGGTTTCGGCAAGCGATTCAAGCGCATCCTGCTCGGCTTGCCGAGCTTCTATCTTGGCCTGGGCGAGATTCCGCTCGGCCTCCGCTGCGGCGCGGGCGGCATCGGCGACCTGGCGGTTAGCCTGCAAAGTCGTCTCTGCGAGGTCACGTAGGGACTGCTGGTAGGACTCAATCGCATCTTCGACCCCCGCCCTCGCCTCTTCTCGTGCCTGGTCTATGGCCTCGAGGGACTCCCGGTAGGCTCTCGCAGCCTCGGCAACAGCCTGATTGGTCGAGCGCTGCGTCTCTTCGACCTGCTCGAGGGCATCACGGTAGCTCCGCTGCGCCGATTCTAGAGAGTTGGTCTCGGATGCGACTCTGTTCTGTGCTTCCTCGTGTTCGCTCATGGCGACGATCGAAGGTGCGGCGGCGGCGGCCAGAAGTCCGAATCCTGCGACAGCTCCACCGAGGGCGCCGACGAGGGTGCCGAACGCTCCGGCGAGCGGCAGAGCACCGGCGGCAGCGGCGACGATCATGGCACGGGTGACGAGCTGAATGCCGGCGGAGACAACATTCATCTCGCGCACGAGGCCCGAGCCCGCCGTCTTTGAGGTAGTAAGCCCCTTGGTAAATGATGCGAGTGAGGCGAGGGAGCTGCCGAGATTGACCTTTGCCTCTACCTCGATATCACCGATCGACGAGCGCAGCTTGGCGGCTTCATTGACTCCCGACTCGCCGCGGACCCGGAGGATGGCGGTGGCGGTCTCTCCATCGAAATCTCGGAGCGAAGCTAAAGCGCGGTCGATAGCCGCTTCCACCTGTTCGGATCCGTCGGAATCGAGCCGCGCCTGGAATACAGCGCCCTCTATCTTGTTCGCTTCCCGGAGAAGTTTGGCAACTTCCCGGTCGAATTGGTCGCCGTCTAGGTCGGCCTCCGCTGATATGCGCATGGCCCCGAGGCGCTGAAGGCGCCGCCCCAGATCATCGACTTCATCGCGGGCCTCATCGCTCTTGACCTTGGCCTCGATCTCCATGCGCTTGTCGGTAAACTCCTTGCGCAGGTCCTCCAAAGCATCAAGGTCACCCTTACGTACAGCGAAGCGTATCTCGTTGGCTTTCCCCTTGAAGGCTTTCCGAACCATGTCCTGTGCCGCCGCGATACCGCGCTTAAGCTCTTCTTCCCTGAAGCGGGCTTCGATCTCAAGGTCCGTACCGTCGACCGCCTCGGCCGCGCGCTTGGTATCACGTAGCTCGCGCTGGAGCTTGTCGAGTTCGGAGCGAACCCGGAGGATTACCTCTATGTCGCGATCGTTAATGGGGTAGCCTTAGCTGCGTAGCACAGAGCGGGCCGTGATGCGGCCCGGGGCTTCTACAGTAGCCGCAAGGAAACTCTCCGGTTAACCGGGAAGTTATCCGAAGGGCTTCGAGAGGGTCGGAAATTTCCCGCCCTTGGAGAGGAGTTCCTTCTCCAGGTCCGCCCCCTCCTTGCCGCCGCCGGTTGCTCCTTCGGGGATCTCCGATGCCTCGCCGGACGTGTCCGAGGCTTCCTCCGGGTCCTCCTCGGCCTTGTCGTACTTCTCCTTCTCCCACTCGCTTCTCATGGCGTGGATGTGGTTGAAGTAGTAGTGATAGATGTGACTCTTCTTCCGAGAGGGCAGATGCTCGGGGTGCTCGCCCCACCTCCACCAGTAAAGGTAGTCGCTCAGCTCTTCGGGAGGAAACTCCCCCTCCTCTGCTTTCTCCTCGAAGAACCTCTCTGCCCACTCTTCTCCATCCGCTTGCGCAAGTTTAGCTTGCGTCCATTCCCTGACGTACTCTAGATAGGGTCCCCTACTAGCGCTTCCTCCTCACCGGAGGACTCTCTCAGGGCCTCCTCGTAGGCTCGCTGTGACCCTATTGACTCACCACCGGGGTCGATGTCCTTCTTGGCCTTCTTCTCGTCATCCTCGTCAGGATCGGGGATGTCGTTGATGTCCTGGATCTCCTGGTTGATCTGGTCTCCCTGATACTGCGGGAGGGTCCTGATCCCCTCGGGGTTGAGTGGCCGCATCTCCCTGACCGCCTCGACCTTATCCAGGTTCTTGATGAGCGGGATGCCAGACTTGGAAGACTTCTTGATGGAGCCATCCGGGTTGAGGTGAAACTCTGGCGGGACCGCCCATATGATGTTGCCCATCTCATCGCGCTTCTCGCGCGTGAGCTCCCAATGCTCGATCGAACGGGAGAAGTCGAAGATCCTGATGCGCTCGGCGTGGAACTCGACGTCCTGCTGCCGGCCCTTCTTCCTCGCGATCTTCTGCTCGGTCAGGATGCGGGTACGAGCCCGGACGTCATCCTCCGTCATCTCGCGAAGCCACACGCTCTCCTCACGGTCGGCCTCGCCAGCGAAATTCTTACACTTGATCTTCCTCTCGTAGAGGACTTCCCCTACGTCGACCTGCTCTGCGACGGCCCTCTCCGCGTCAATGTACTCCTGCGTCACGCTTTCCTCCCTACACACTCGACGGACGTAACTTCTGGCGGAAGTATGCCAGAAGTTACGTGCCTGTCAAGAATGCTATGCGCCAGCCGTTAGGCGGGCTTGACGTAGGTGAGTCCGTTGTTCGTGTTCACGACGTAGATGTCCAGGAACGCTCCCGCCGGAGTGAGCACACCGTTGGAGGAGATGGCCACCTGGGTCAGCACGTTGGCCGCGTCGATATTCAGCGGTGCCTCAGTGTACTGGAGGCGCTTGAAGTCGAGGCCAAACTCCTCGTAGGCAGTCGTGGCGTTGATGGTCGACTGGAGCGCCTTGCCCTTGCCGACCAGCGTAAGCTGCACGGAGTCGGGGTTATTCTGAAGCGCCCTGCGGTAGTGCGCCTCGAGGGACTGGGCCGCCGAGAAGCCAACACCGAGACCCACGTTACCCGGACGGATGGCCGAGGTCTCCAGAGAGCCTAGCTGGAAGTTGTCGGTGTTGAAGTTGTTCGAGTAGGTCATGTTGAAGTTGGTCAGGATGTGATCGGCCACGGCCGCACCGTTCACCCCGAGCTTCGCCGAGACCTCCGAGAACGACCAGAGCTCGCTCGCGTCTCTGGTTATCGCCGGAGCGACACCGGCAAGGTCTGTCAGGCGTTTGGCTACAAGACCTGCGGAGCCCAGCAAGTAGTTGTTCGGCTCGATGCTAAGACCGAGTTCGTTGAGATAGCCCCAACCGTAGCGGTCTACCAGATCAGCCGTACCGAGGCCCGGCTGGTTGACGTCCTTGATGATCTTCCACAGCGTCGCCGGCGTCGGCAGAAGTCCTGACGTTGCGGGCGAGTAGGTGTGCTTGTAGATCGCATCGCGGATGGTGAAGACCGCGGTGCCCGAGGTTGCGGCGATGGTCGAGCCAACAGCGCCGGCGTCCGAAGGTACAGTGGTGCCGCCGGTGCCGGCGGTCGTGACCTCGAAGACCTTGGTCGTCGGCGAGGTGTGGATGATAAGCTGCCCGAGAGTGTATGTCTGGCCCGAAGACCAGACAGTTCCTACCCTCGTAGTGACGGGGTTGCCCATGGCCATCGAGAGGAAGTACGGCAGAGAGCCTGGCCGCGCGCCGAAGTTGGCCGGGCCGGCGTAGGTCCTGGCGCCACGCTTCAGGGCCTCTGGGAAACGTCCGCCGAGCGTAGCCTCGTGCGTCATCTCCGCGATCTGTGCCGCCATCTCCATCGAGGTGACGGGTGGGAAGGAGGTCGGCGAAGCCGCCTCCACCGTGTCGTTCATCAGGGCCATACCGAAGCCGTCGATTTTGCCCATTAGGCTTCACCTCCCTCATCGTTATCGGTAGGTCGCTCATCCTCTACGGGAGTTTCGGGGAGGCGTGGGAGTCCCGTACCCGGATCACTCGCCGGCCGCTGGTCGGGATCTTCTATCCCGTTCGCCTCGACGAACGCCTCGACGTCGCTCTTGGTGATGCGGCCCTCGGAACCCGAGCCCTCGATCTCGACCTCGGTGAGGTCGATGCCGAAGTGCGTGGCCTCGGCGACTGCCCCATCGGTTGCGTCGAGCTCAACCGGGGCATCTTCGGCCCCCTCAGCGCGGGCGATCTCCCTGGTCCGCGTGGGATCCACCACGATGCCACGCCTCACGAGGTTGTCGTAGGCATCCTGGGCCTCGGCGTCCTGCGGGAAGAAGTAGGCGCTCGCGACAAACGAGCGGAGCCGGGCGGCGTGATCGGCGGAGGCACCCATGCGCTCTACCATCTCATCGCTCCAGGGCTCGCTGATGTCGTAGACCTCGCCGTTTACCGGAACCGCCGGTGCTTCGGCGCCCTGGTTGTAGAGCTCCAGGTCGTCGCAGACGAGGTTCTCGGGACCTTCGTACTTGACCTTAGCCATGAGTCTTTTCCCTCCTGTGGTTGCTGTCGGGTCTCTCTTCGTCCAGACGAATCACGAGTATCGTCCTGTGATAGTCGGGTCTGAGCCTGTCGCCGAGGTGCTCTACCTCGAGAACTTCTCCCTCATCCATGATGCCGTCGTCTATGAAACGCAGACGCACCCTGTCGCCCTCCCGAACCATCGGTGTATGCTCACCCGCGATCGAGACGTAACGCCGGAATCCAGGTAGCCGGCCGCACACCACGGCGCCGTCGGCCGCCTCGAAGGCATAGACGTTTACACGCTCGATCACTTTAGGCACCACGCACCTCCATTACGGCAGCGACAAGTAGAAAGTCTTTTCTAAGGAGCGCACGGTCCGCCCCCACATCGAACGGTGGTCCCTGATTCATCAGGCGCCACCCTACGCCGGAGCCGTCTATGAGGCGCGTGCTCGCGTCGAAAGCTGCCGCGACCCCCTCCAGTATCGCGGCCAGCTCTTCGTCCCCATCCTTCTCATCGTCAAGGGCGACGAAGACAGAGCAGGCCCACTGGTATTCCACACTCGATTGAGCGGTGTCGAACGGATTGCGCTCCGGCCAGTCAAAGACCATCCTCACGCGGCCAGGGCCCATCCTCTCCACGGCCCCGCGCTCGACTCCTTCGATCCCCGCAACATCAAGGAAGATTCCCTCTGCCGTTTCCTGTGCCACCACTCGCTTACTCATCTGATGCTCCGGTCGACGGCGCGGCGGATGTTGTCGATGAAGCTCGGCATCTTATCCTCCATCGCCTCGAGCATGACCGGCCTGGCCGGCTGGCCAGGATGGCGAACCTTCCTGCGAAACGCGACACCACCGGGAGAGCCTGCATGTGGAAAGCGGAGCATCCGCGCACCGCGAATGAAGCGCCCACGCGAGCCACGGCGCGAGCCGGGCTTCGCTTCGATAGGATGCGGGTTCGTCCCGAACTCTTTCCATTTCGCCTGCTCGGTCGGGTTGGTGCCGTGCAGATTCCCCTGTGCATCGACCCGGCCGTAATAGCGCTGGGCCATACGGGAGTGTCGAGTTCTGCCTGGGTTGGTCTTCGAGGCCGCCATGTCCAGCTCGGCACGCCGCCTAACCTCACGCTCCCACTCCCTGGCGTTCTCTTCCTGAGCACGCCGGAGCTCACGCTCGAAGCCGGAGAAATCCGGGAGCGATCCTTCAGCGCTGATCGTCACCTTGGCGCGGTACGAGCTCAATGGAGTACCGCCACCTTCTTTATCTTCCAGCTCTTGAGAGCTGCGAGAATAGGCGAGGGCAGCGGGCCGGAAGGCTCGCCAAATTCCTCAACAGCCTGAGTTTCGGCGAAGAGGTCGAGCTGCTTATACCAAGTCCTCACGATACGCTCGGCCTGAAAGGCGATGTGAGCGGGGATCTGTGCATATCCCCAGTCGGCCATCACCGCAACGCGGTCGCCGTAGATCGAGCCCGGAGGCCGCCCCTCCTCGAAATTCCTGACGAACCAGTCGAGGTGCTCCGGTGGATAAGACCCGCCCGAGTAGCCCGGAAACCCGGCGACGTGAAGATGGAGGTAGCATCCCTTCAGCTTCTCGGCCACCGGCTGCCGAATCTCGTAGCCGTAGCCAGTCGACTGATAGCTCGTGTAGTCAAGCTGTGGCAGCTCGGCACCACTCGCGTCCCTCACCCACTGAATGCTTGCGGTGTCCAGAAGCTCGGGCAGGTAGATCGAGTTGGCGCCGTAGAGGTGAAATGTCCTGGCCTCGGTCACGACCTCATCGAACTCTCGCCCGGTCTCCTCGCGGATCATGCTCGATGCGGCCTCTACCCAGCGGGCTATCGCCACCCGGTCTTCCTCAGAGGTCGAGTCGGGCTTGAGCTTGAGGACGCGGATGACCCGCTCGGGCGTGATGAGGTCGCGGCCGGCCAAGAGGACTTACTCCTGGTTCTCCCCGGAGTTCTCGGCGCTCTCCTCATCGTTGTCTGAAGACGACAGCGCCTCGATCAGCTCGGAACGATTCTTCCTCGCCCCGTCCTTGATGCCGCGTTCCTTGGCGAGCCGCTTGAGCTGCGTGACCGTCTGGTCAAAGTAGGGCTGTGAAGCAGGGTTGGCCAGTACCGGCTGAGGCTCGAGCGGCGTAACGGACTCGGCGGCATTTCGCCGGCCGTGGATGCCCTGCTCGCCTGACTCCAGGCTCAAGGCGGCCTCCTGGGCGAGAAGATCACCCTGGCCCTCGGCACCCTCCGGGCTACCAACACCGCTACGCAGATGGATCTCGGCGATGTTGTTGCCTACGGTGTAGGTGTCGCCACGCTGGAGCATCTTCTCGGTGCCGTCGAACTCGACCACCGGGAAGTCGTTGACGTTGGAGACGAGAGTCTCGGGATAGACCTCGGGCCTCGTGATTGGTGTGTGCTTAGACATCTGGGTTCTGCACCTCCTGGGTAAGGGGGGTGAGAGTTTCGGCTCTCACCCCTCGCATCATCAACTCTTAGGCAAACCGGCCCTTGACGAAGGACAGGGGTCGCTTGACCCCGAGGCCGATCCGCTCCTCGGCCAGGACCAGCACGGCGTTACGAACCACGTAGTCTTCGTGCTGCTCGGCGAAGCGTATGGTGGTCGTCTCCCGATCGTAGAGGTCCGCGCCGAGGGCGAAGGCTCCGAGCAGGAAGTTGTTGACCGGCATGGAGTTGGAGACGACAGCCGGGATCTTCCAGATGTTCGGCTCGCGTCCGGGGTTGATGTCGAGGTAGAGGTAGCGGCCCTGCGAGTCCTTCAGGAGCTCGATGGCCTCCCAGTCGATCGGGTTGACTACGATGCCGTTGGGCGGGTAGTCAGCGATCAGGCTCTTGGTGAGCGCCTTACGAACCCAGTCGAGCTGCTGGATGCCAGCACCCGTCATGGTCCCCTGGTTCTGGATCAGGGTGTTGTTCATAAAGCCGAGCAAGTTACCGCCGGTGCCCGGGCCCTGGAGGATCTGCCACTCCTCGGTAAGAGCTAGGCCGTAGACCAGC